GCGCCAGCTACTCCGTGACCCTTCAGGACGAAAGCTTCCTGGCCAACTCCAACCTGCGGCTGGGTGGCAGCAACGTCACCATCGTCCCCCGCGGGTCGCTGCTGCTGGCCTACAACACGGCCTTGGCCTCCTGGGTGCGGGCCGACACCGTGGGCGGGGGCGGCGGTGGGGGCGGGATCACGTCGCTAAACAGCCAGACCGGGACTGCCCAGACCTTCGTCACCGGCGCTTCCGGGACGAACTTCAGCATCGCCAGCGCCGGCGATACGCACACCTTCAACTTGCCCGAGGCCGGGGCCAGCGCCCGGGGCGTGGTTTCCACCACGGCCCAGACGTTCGCCGGCAAAAAGACCTTTTCCCCGACTTCGGCCAGCGCGGGCCTGAACGCGGGCAGCGCCACCTCAGATCCTTCCTCGCCCGCTGACGGAGACACGTACTACAATTCCTCGACCCACAAGTTCCGCTGCTACCAGAACGGGGCCTGGACCGACTGCATCAGCAGTGCGGGCGCGGGCATCCGTACCGACTACCTGAGCTTCCCGGCGGCCAACTGCCAGATGGGCGCCGCCACGACCGGGTTCGCGCTGCCCTCAAGCAACTACCCCTCCGCGCAATGCGTCAGCGGAACGAACACCACATACGGCACGCTGGCGTTCGCCGAGAACGGCGCCGGAGCGGCCCAGCCGGTGCAATACCACTTCCCACTGCCGCCCGACTGGACGGGCGCTATCGACGTGGACGCGCGCTGGCGCACCACGGCCACCAGTGGTGCCGTGGTGTGGCAGATCCAGACCGCCTGCGTGGCCGACGGCGAGACCGGGGATCCGGCGTGGAACGCGGTCCAGAAGTTCACGGCCGACACCGCGAAGGCGACTGCGCTACAGTGGAATGATGTGACGCCATTAACGGGGCTGGCCGTCCCCGGCTGCGCGGCAGGAGAGGAGCTGCTGTTCAAGTTCTTCCGCGACGCCACGGACGCCGGGGACACCCTGGCGGCAACCGCGGAACTGATCTGGCTGCGCTTCACAGTACGGAGGACGCAATGAGGCGAATCCTGACCCGACTGCCTGCGGGCATAACCGCATTCCTTCTGGCCGGGCCGCTGCTGGGCCAGTTGCAGGAGATTTCCCGCGCCTACCTGAGCTATCCCACCATCTACGGGCAGAACTCCACGCTCACCACCTGCGTCCTGAACGCGGTCGCGGCGAATGACGTGTGTGCGATGGTGTTTCACATGCCCGCCACGGGCGACGTCACTGGCGTGGGCTGGAGAACCGGGACGGTCACCACGTCGCAGTCGGTTGATATCCGGATAGAAACCGTGGACAGCGGTACGGGGCAGCCAACCGGGACTCTGTACCATGCCAACGCGACCACCACCCGCGCCGCAGTCACGTCTGCGACGGAGTACTCGGAAGCCTTCACCGCGTTCGGGGCGACCAAGGGGGATCTGGTCGTCCTGGTGTTCCAGTTCACCGGCACGGCAGGCAATCTCCAGATCGCGTACGGGGCAAACCTATCGCACTACTTCTATTGGGGGTACAGGATCACCAAGGACGCCGGGACGTGGGGATCTAAGAGCTCCGGCTCACAGTGGGCCTCGATCACCGTAGGCGGAGTCGAGTACCCGCTCTGCCACCCTGGGTTCGCGGACGGGTACGCGGCCACCGCCACGAACTACAACTCCGGCTCGACGCAGAGCGAGTACGGCATCCGCATCGGGAGTTCGGCCTACACCGGCAGGGTCGCCGCCATCTACTGGTTTGGGGCGACCGCATGTACTGCGGGCAGCGCCTACAGTGGCAGGATCTACAATTCGACCGGTACTGAGATCGGCGCGACGGCTGTGTACAACTGCGCAGAGACAGCGGCCAGCGCCAGCCGCTTCACCATGCCTCTCGTAACCCCGGTCGTCATCGTGCGAGGGCGGCAATACGACGTAACCATGCGCGCCGAGAACAGCAACAACATCACGGCCGCTCGAATGAACTTCGATTCTCAGGCGCGCATGGCAGTCATGGCGGAGTACGGCGACGGCATCTACCAGGTGACCAAAGGCTCAGGGGGGACCACTAGCCGGCTGTATCGGCCGGCGGTGGTGTTGCTGTTGGATGCGATCTACGTCGGGGGCGGAGGCTTTTTCACAGTCCAATGAGCCTGATTGCGCAGAGCACGGTATATCCACGTCCGTTCTGCCTCGGGGCGACGGGCCTTTCGCCGGTAGTGACGATCTCGAAGGCTGGGGCGGCGTTTGGCGCGGCGGCTGGCGCGGTGAGTGAGATCGGCTCGGGCTGGTACAAGGTGCTGCTCACGGTGATTGACACCGAGACGCTCGGAGAACTGGCGTACCACTTCACGGCCGCGGGCGCGGACGATCTGGACATGTGCGACCAGGTGGTGGAGGCGCCGGTCGGGGCGTTGACGGCGGCTTACGATGCTGCGAAGGCTGCGGCGGCGCCAGGGGCAGCGATGACGCTGACCGCTGGGGAGCGCAACGCGGTGGCGGACGCGCACGGGGCGCGCACGCTGCCCGAGGAGAGCTACGCGGCGGACGGCGCGGTGCCGACCTGGGGACAGATGCAATACATGATGTGGGCCGCACTGGCGCAGTTCGGGATCGCCGGCGTCACGATCAGCGCCAAGAAGCTGGATGGGACCACGGAGGCGATGACGTTCACCATGGATGACGCGGTGGCCCCGACCTCGCGGGTGAGGGCAACATGATCAGCGCCTTGCTGGCTTGGGGGATCGGGTTCGGAGGGGTCCACTACCTGGCGACGCATGGGCTGAGTGTGGGCGCTCCAGCGCCGCCGGAATCGGCGCACCGCATTTTCCGGGCGCTCATCACCGGCACGGGCGATCTGCTGCGTTACGGGGAAGGGGCTGGAGCCACGGACCTGTTTCGGCCAGGGGCACCGCCCGGAGGGAAGGTGTTCCGATGAGGTACCGCCAGGTCCGCGGAGGGGACGGGCGACAGGCTGAAGCCTGTCCCACAGGCAAGGTGTGCCCATGACTTACGGGCAACTCAGGTTAGTGCTCACCAAGTCGGCGCCAGGGGTTGACCCGGACTTACTCGATGCCTGGATTGACGGGCGGTACGCGGAGATCCTGGACCGGCTCCAGTGGGAGCGGTTGAAGATCGAGAGCGTGCTTGAGACCGTGGCGCCGTACGAGACAGGCACAGTGGCGGTGACCGAGGGCAGCACCGGAGTGACGGGGACGGCCACGGTGTGGACTGCGGGGATGACGGGCCGGGGGTTTCGCGTCACTGGCCGGAACGAGTACTACGAGTTCACGCGCACGGGCGACACCACGGGGACGCTGGACCGGGCCTACGAGGGCAGTACTGATGCCGCGGCGGGGTACGCGATCTTCCAGAGCGTCTATCCGTTGCCGGCGGATTGCCGGATTCTGGAGGACGTCCGGAGCCTGGATCCGCCCGGCGGGTTGGGGCGGTTCAGCCGCAGTCAGCTCGATGCGAGCTTCCCGAACCGGCCAGGGATGGGCAGCCCGGCGATTTGGGCGCCGTACATGGATGACACGAGCGACCCGCCACGGATGCAGGTGGAGTTGTACCCGATCCCGGACATGGCCAAGGGTTTGCCCATCACCTACGTGGCGGATCAGGCGGCGCTCTCGGCGGGCACGACGTTGGCCACTTTGCTGCCCTGGCTGAGGCCGGCGGCGCTGATCGCCGGCGTGTGGGCGGACATTCTGGCGCATCGGGAGGACTACCCCGGGGCGCAGTTCTCCGAGGCCCGGTTCGACAAACTGGTCGCCGGCATGGCGCTGGCGGACGCCCGGCGGAAAGGCCCGGTGCGGATCAAGATGGCGGATCGGTTTACGCGGCACTTCCGGGAGGCGGCCGCCCGAGGCAGCCGGAGGCGCTAACCGCGCGGCGGGGCGCCTTGCGGCGCAGGAGCAGAGATGGCACTCGCGAGAACGGGATTATGACGGTCGAGCAACTTCAGGGGCGGGCGATGAAGCGGTTGGAGGAAGACGCGGTTAGTCCGCGGTTCTGGACGCCGGTGGAGTGCCTGGCGGCCTTGAACGAGGCGCAGGGATTTTTCGTCCTGCTGACCTTGTGCCTGGAGAGGGAGGGCAACTACTCGCTGGGCGCCGGGCTGACGTTTCACAGCCTGGGGGCGACTTACCGGGACTGGATCGTGCCGCTCCGGGTGGTGGTGCATAGCACTCAGGCCCGGGTGAGGCCGGCGCGGCTCAGCGAACTGGACGCCAGGTCCTCGACGTGGCAGAGCGCCACAGGGACCCCCGAGCGGTACGCGGCGCTGGGGTTCGACTTGGTGGCGCTGTGGCCGCATCCGAGCGCGGACGGACAGAGCTTGGACCTGGTCTATGCGCGAGCGCCAGCCACCCTGAGCCTGCCAGGGGATGTACCGGAGATTCCCGCGGAGTACCACTCGAGCCTGATCGATTACGTGATTCCGCGGTTGAGCCTCAAAGAGGGCGCGCAGCAACTCGCCAAGACGTTGCCGCGGTTTCAGCGGTTCCTGGGGGACGCCCAGAAGCTCGGGAACCACGTGCGGGCGCGGAACATTGGGCAGGGGTACGACAAGATCCCGATTGAACTGGAGCGGTTCGACGTGTCCCGGCTGTTCCGGGTGAAGGAGAATCATGCCTGACAACCTCGCAATCACGCCAGGGGTAGGCGCGCTGGCGAAGACGGATGTAGGTTCCGTCTCCGGCGCGCACATGCAGGTGGTGAAGCTGGCGGTCAGCGCCGACGGCGACGAGACGCTGGTCCCCGCGGACGCGACTTACGGCCTGGCCGTGGAAATCACCCGATCTAACCTTCCCAGCGGCGCGGCCACCGAGGCGACCGTGGCGGCGATCAAGACCGGGACGGACAAGATCCCGGCGGCGCCGGCGCAGGAGCACGTGGCGGCTGCCACGCCCCATGCCGCCCGGTTGACCGACGGGTCGGCATTCTACAAGGCCACCACGCCGAGCGATACCCAGCCGGTGAGCGCTGCGACTCTGCCGTTGCCGACTGGCGCGGCCCAAGAGCACGTCGCGTTCGCCACACCTCACGCCGTGCGTCTCAGCACTGGCGCGGCGTTCTACGACGCGCCTGTGGCGGCCCAACTCCCGCCGGCGCTGGTAAGCGGCCGGCTGGCGGTGGACGGCAGTGGAGTGACTCACCCCGTCTCGGGCACAGTGACCGCGAATCAGGGCACCGCAGCGGTGGTGGCGAACGCTTGGCCGGTGAAGCTGAGCGATGGCACCGACACGGTGGGGATCAGCACCGTGGGATCGGCCAAGGCGCTGAAGGTGGACATAGTGCAGGCGGTCGGCAGCTCGGCGCAGACCGACAAAGCGGCGTTCGTCGAGGGCACCGGCAAGTTCGAGGTCGTCGGGGGCGTCTACAACGAGGCCATCTCGAGCGATCCGACCGAGGACCAGGCGGCGGCCGCCAGGATCACGGCGAAGCGAGCGGTCCACGTCAACCTGCGGCGCAACGATGGGACCGAGATCGGGACCAGCACCACGCCGCTGGTGATCGTGGGGAACACGACCGGCAACCTGCCGGTGCAAGGGACGGTGACCGCGAACATCGGGACGGTTGGGACGCTTTTGACCGAGGCCGGCTTCCAGGCGCGAGTGAACACCCTGGGCCAGAAGGTGATGGCGTCATCGACGCCGGTAGTGATCGCCAGCGATCAGAGCGCCGTGCCGGTGTCGGGGACTGTGACGGCGAATCAGGGCACGGCGAACGCGACGCCCTGGAACGAGAACCTGAAGCAGGTGGGTGGCGACGCCGTGGTGACCGCAGCGGCGGGTGTGCAGAAGGTCGGGGTGGTGGACGAGGCTGGGGCGGCGTTCAGCGACTCGAATCCGGCGCCGACCGAGTACGCGCCGCTCGGGCGAACCCGAGTCCGCAAGGCGTTCACCTACGGCGCTCTCGAGACGGCAACCGCCGTCTGGACGCCGGCGGGCGGCAAGCGCTGGGTAATCACGCACATGATCATCACGCCGACCGCGGCGGGCGCCCTGCTGAAGATTTTCGACAACACGGACGCCGCAGCCAACATGATCTACCAGGGGATGCCGCCGCTGAGCACGATCGTGATTCCGTTCCCGCACTTGTGCCCCTCTGGGGCGGTCAACAACATTCTGCGGTACTCGACCGGGGCCACCGCAGCGGGTGACGTCACTCTGGAGGGTTACGAGGTCTGAGCGATGCTGCTGGTGCTGCTCCTTTGCCAGGGCACGGTCAGCCCTGGCCTCGATGTGGGCCGGGTGATCGAGGACCTGATCCCATCGCTGGGAGGGTCGGCATACGCGGACCTGGTGTTCTGGGACGAGCAGGAGCTGTATCAGTTCGCGGACGAGGTGGCTCAGCGCTTGGCCAGGAACACCGGCCTCTTCGTGGTCCGGGACGCCAGCACGACGGTCGAGGCAGGCACGGCGGTCTACAATCTGCCAGCGCGGCACTTGTCCACGATCCACGCCTCGCTGGGCGGCGCGCCACTCCGCGAAAGCAGTGTGGAGGAACTCGAGGCGCTGGACACCGTTTGGCGAGCCACGGCGGGGACGCCGGAGCGGATCACGCGCGGTGAACTGGGGCTGACTCAGCTTCGCCTGTATCCCAAACCCGTAGCCGGGGGCACGTTGGCATTGATCTTCCACCGGTATCCAGCGACGATCGCGCCGGAGAACCGCTGGCTGAGCGCGCCGCTGGTGCTGGCCGACTACTTCACTTTCGGGATCCTGGCGGAAGCGCGTCGGAAAGAATCGGAAGCAGCGATGCCCGAAGTCGCTGCGCACTTGGATGAGCGGTTGGCCTTGATGGAAGAAGTGATCCGAGCGTACTGGGGGGTAGCTCAGTGAGTTATAAGGGCGAACCGCAGCGCATCCTGAGCGGGAGCTGGAACCTGTTGCCACCGGGCGACCTAGTGCAACCGCCGGACGCGCTGTGGATCGAGAACTGGCGGGTGGATCAGGCCGGGGCGCTGCGGTCGCGCCAAGGGTGTTACGAGGTCGTCGAGATCTCGGAAGGTGGACCGGTCCGGACCTTGTTCAGGCGCAACGACCAGCGTTACTACGGGTGTGGCGGGGAACTCTATCGGCAGACCGGCGCCGGCACGGCACCGGTGTTGCTGTCCGCTGGGTACGATGGGCAGGCGATCGGCGTCGCCTCGTTCCAGGGGTACGCCTGGTTCATGCACCGGAACAAGCGCAAGAAGGATGACGGCAACACCTGCTCTGAGTGGTTGGCGGCGGCGCCGACGACGGCGCCGGCGGTGAGCGCTGGAGCGCAGCAAACGGTGCCCATCACTGGGTTCAACCAAAGCGAAGAGGGTGGATACTGGAGCGTCTTCAACCCCAGCCGGGAAGCCCAAGAGGCGTCCTGGGACATGGACAACAAGGTCGAGGGGGAGAGTTCGCTGTGGATCGGGATTAACCCGGCCGGCACTTGGCAGGCGGAGCGGTTGCTCAGCAAGGACCTGGGCATCGACGGGGAGCATCGGAGCGACGATAAATGCCGCATCTGGATCAACTGCTCGGATCCAAGCAAAATCACTCAGATCGACCTGGTGATTGACTGCGGCGATGCCAGCTTCGACCGGGACTACTACCGGGTGACCATCACGCCAGGGCACTTGAGCGAGCAGCGGTGGGGGTGGACCTGCGTCGAGATTCGCCGGGCGTTCGACGCCCAAGCCGCCCTCGCCGGCAATTCGGAGTACACCGCGCTCCAACAGGAACTGGCCGACCTGGAGAAACGCGCCCAGCAGGTCTACGACGAGTACGGCGCCGGCTGGGAGCAGCAGCGCATGGACGCCGTCCGGGAGCGCCTGCGTGTGCTGGCCGAGGAGGTGCAAGGGACCCTGGCCTTCAGCCGGGTGGGCAACACGGCAGGCAAGGACTGGTCCACGGTGGCGGCGATCCGGATCCAGGTGGTGGCCACCGAGATGTGCGATGTCAACTTCGATCAATGGGAGTTCTACGGCGGGCTGAACGCCCCGATCGAGGGCGAGGTCTACTACGCGGTCAGCTTCGACACTGCCGAGGGGCACGAAACGAACGCGGGCCCAGCGAGTGAGACCATCCACGTGGACAAGCAGGCAGTCACACTCACTGACATCCCGATCAGTCCGGACTCTCAGGTGACCAAGCGGCAGATCTACCGCGGCGGAGGCACCTTGGGCGCGGCCTATCGCGTGGGGACACTGAACGACAACGTCACGACGACTTACGTGGATCGGCTGCCGGACGCGGACGCCATCAACGCCAAAATGCTCGAAACGGACCGGGATCCGCCGCCGCCGGCGATGGGGATGGCGGGGCCGTACTTCGGCAAGCTACTGGCGTACGGGTCGGACGCGCATCCGAATTGGTTGTGGTGGACGAAGGTGAATCAGCCGAGCTGCTGGCCAGGATCGACGACCGAGGAGGGCAGCCACGAACCGATCGGCGACGATGGCGAGCGGCTCCTGCGCGTCACCACTCACAAGCGGCTGGCCATCCTCTACAAGGAACGCACGATCTGGCGATTGCTGGGGGATCCGGACGATGAGGGCGCCACGATCGAGCAGACCAATGCCAACATAGGCATCCTGGGGCCGGGAGCGGTCGCGGACGCCGGCTCGCTCGACTACTTCGCCGGGCCGCAGGGAGTCTACAGCTTCGACTTCGACAAAGAGCGCAAGGTCTCCGACAAACTGGATCCGATCTTCAAAGGGGCGCACACACGCCTGGCGGATGAGATCGTGATTCCCCCGATCAGTTCGCAACGGGAGTATCGTGCACGCGTTGTGTTGGCCTACGCGAACGACTTGTTGTATTTGTCTTATCCCGAAGAGGGCCACCAGTGGCCCACGATTACGGTGGTCTACAACCCGCGGACGGAACAGTGGGTTTCGATGCGGACGGCGGCGGCGCTCGATCGCGGGTTCACAGCGCTGTTCTACGAGGGCGAAAGCGGCGAACTGCTCGCGGGCAGCGCGAGCGGCAGGGCCTACGCCTTTGAGTCCGGAACCACGGACGCCGGCGAGCCGCTGTCACTCCGGTACCTGAGCGGATATCACAACCAGGGATTGCCCGACAACGAGAAACTCTACGAGGACCTGGTGGTCGAGCACAACACCGGCGGCTCGAGGATCACGGTTAAGCTGCTGTTCGCGGACGGGACCGAGGAGCTGGCCCTGGGGACGCTCAACTCGTTGAAGTGGACGCGATCCGTCTTCCAACTCAACGAGGGCAAGGGGCGCCGGGCGTATAACGCGGCGGTGCTGTTGGATGGCGAGGCCACTACCGAGGTGGTTATCTACGGGATCTTCCTGCACGCCGAACCGGAGCCACGCCTGGCGCGGAGTTGGGACTCCGGGGTGTTTGACTGCGGCACGGACCAGGTCAAAGAAATCGACGGGCTGGAGTTCGACATCGACGCGGCGGCGCCGGTGACCTGGTCGCTGTACGGCGACGTGCCGGGGGGCAACCTGTCTCAGCGGAAGACGGATCCGTTCGCCGGGACCGCCGGCCGGAAGACGGTGCTGGTGAGTTTCGCGGTGGTCGAGGCCAGACACGGCCGGGTCTACCTCTCCAGCGGGGACGGGTTCCGGCTGTACGGCGTCCGGGTGCGAGTGCGGCCGGTGGGCGAGTACTTCGACGGGAGCGCCGGGGAGATTTGGGAAAGCGCAGAGGTTGGGTACGGCATTTGACGAAAGGAAGGACCGAACATGCCAGCAGGCCGGATGAACCAGTTTAAGGACCTGACCTTGCACTACGACGCCCCGGCGGGCTTCACGTTCAAGATCTACGCCAACGCCGGCGCCGCCGCAGCGACGTTGGCCCGAACCCTAATTTTCCCGGCTTCGACCGGGCAGCGGCCCCACACATTGCCACTGGACAATCCCACCGTCCTAGAGGCGGTGCTGTTGAAGTACCGCGCAGAGAGCACAGGAATCGTGCGGCTGTTTGCCGGCGTGATTCGCTTCCGGCCGATCGGGGTCTACTTCGACGGGGCGAATGGGGAGGTCTGGGAGACGCAGGAACTGGGCTTCGGGATCTAACGCATGGCGTTCGAGCGGCTGAAGGAGTACCGGAAGGTCAGGCTGGACCTGGACATCAGCGGCGCGATGACACTCGAGGTCTACACCGACCTGCCGGGCGAGGGCATGGCCCTGCGATACTCGCAGGGGGTCAACACCGAGACGACGACCACGGGGCGGAGAATGGTCGAGGTCGGCCTGCCGGGTAACGTCAAAGGCCGGTTCATGAGGTTGCGACTGGCCGGCGCGGCGGAAGCCCGTCTATTCGGGGCGCGGGTGTTGGCGCGGGTCCTGGGCGGGGCGGAGGGCTGGGAGTGGTATCCGGTTCCGATCGAGGCCACGCCGGACTTGTTCAGCACGGCCCAACTGCCCATCGAGCCGACGCCGGACGGGTTCTCGGAGGCGCGGCTGCCGATCGAGCCGACGCCGGATGGCTTCGCCGAGGCGCAGTTGCCGATCGAGCCGACGCCGGACGGATGGGCGACCGCGCCGTTGCCGATGCGCAGCACGCCGGAGCTGCGGACGTGGGTGAGTTTGCCGGTGCCCGTAGTCGAGTGAGGTTTCAGTGGAGTACTCCATCACCGCCGTCGTCGATGATGCCGGCAGCCCGGACCGCGGACAGGAGCGCCTGCCTTTCGAGGAGCGGCATGTGGGCCAGCCGGGCACACCACCGGCGCTGCTTGCGGTGGATGCGCTCCCGCTCGCGGAAGGTCCGGCCGAGGTACTGATAGTCGTGCAAGGCGACCGGCGGTTCGAAATTGAACCAGAGCCACTCGGTAGCGGGGTGCCTGCCGCGGGTCATGGCCTGGAAGGTCACCGACTGCCAGTCCTTCAGCGTTTCGGCGTACAGGGGCGACCAGTACCCGGAGATCATCACTCGGCACGGGAGATCCTGGAGCACTCGCAAAAGGTGGCGATGGTGGACCGGAGTCATTTCGAACCGGTACAGGCGCCTGCCCGATCGGGTGCTCATCAGGTACGGAGGGTCGCAGTACACGAGTTCCTTGCAAGCGAAGGCGTAGGCACGCAGGAAGGCGATCCCGTCTCCCTGGAGAAACCGGAAGTGCGATCGCACATCGCCGGCTTCAACGATGGGATCCGCGACGTCGAGGATCGCCGGTTCCGGCGAGCGGCGCCGGCGCCGCTCGCCAGATCCACCGAGGGCGGATCCGCCATCGCCGGGACCGTCGATCCTGGCCACCATCGGCACTTTCGGCGTTGCTACCAGGTTATTTCTCCACCCTTCGACCACGGCGGGGTCGAGGTCGACTCCGATGTTCAGTGCAGCCGGACGCTTCAGCCGCATGATGGCTCCCCCGCCAAGAAACGGTTCGATGTAGACCTGGTGGGGAGGCATCAGGTTGATGATCGTCTGGTAGACGCCGGCCCCGGCTTTTCCGCCCGGAAAGGTCATTCCTCGCTCGAGTATCGGCGAATCCGGCGATGTTGTCAAGGGCGTAACCCATGAAACACTGCTTCGAGCTGCCGCCGACGGCGGAGGCCACGGCGCCGGGATTCACGGCGCGGTTGAACGACATTTTCCGGCGCATCCAGGAAGCGGTCGAGCGGTTGGCCGGGGGCAAAGCCACGGGCGACCTGGACATGGGCGGGTACCGGGTCGTCAACCTGGCCAACCCGAGGTTGAGTGCGGACGCGGTCCCCCTGGCCTATCTCGAAGGGCACCTGGTCGGGGTGAAGGCGGCGCCGCCGGCCGCGCAGGCGGCGATCGCGCCGACAGTGACCCAGACCGCCCTGCTGGCAGTGCCGGGTGTCCTGGCGATTCAGTCAGACGCCGCGCCGGTGGTGACCCTGGCCACGGAGAGCGTGGTTAAATCAGTCGAGGCGCTCCTGAAGCGCGCGCCGACCGGCGCGGACCTGACCTGCAAGGTGCTCGTGGACGGCGCGGATTGGGCAACCGTTACGGTCAAGGACGGCGAAACCACGGGGACGGTGGCCAACCCGGCCGGGTTGGCGCCGATCGGTGCCGGGAAGGCGGTGCGGCTCGATCTGACGGAGGTGGGGACCACGTTTCCGGGGGCGGATCTGTCGCTCCTGATCCGGTTCAGCGGTTGAACGATGCCCGAGCAAGTCTACAAGTTCCAGCCAGACCGGACGTTGTTCGTCGGAGGACTGGGCGGGCCAGGGGCGGTGGGCACGATCTTCGAGGCGTCGGCGAGCGGGTTCAAAGCGGCGGGGAATTTCCGGGACAACGCGGACTACTGCTTCATTTGCCTGCACGACGTGGACGATGGGCTCGGGCATCCCCGGTACCTCTACTACCTGCCGGACTACAGCCTCGAGGGCCTGGTCCTGGAGTACGACGTCCGACTTAGTAACTGCCAGCCAATCGACTCGCCGCTTTACGAGTGGTTGTACTGGAACAGCCTGGTGGTGGACGCGAAAGACGGGACCAGACGCACCGTGCCACTGTTCAAGAACGCCCGTTTGGTGAGCGGCGCGTTCTCGCCGGCGACGGCGACCGTGACGATCACCTCGACGGGCGCGGTGAAGTGGAAGAAGTTGACCCTATGGTATCAGGGGTTGCCGATCATCTTCACCGCGACGCAGGGCGG